CGCCCAAAGTGATATACCATTGCACGCACGGTTCGCTTGGGTGGGATGTTCAGGAAGAAGTCAATTTCATCGGCAAGATTCCAATCATTCTGTTTCAGCAAGAAAAAGAATGGCACGGCGTTGAATCACTTATCGAGCGCGAAGAAATGATTGCATCGCGCACAGCCGACACAAACGACTACTTTGCAGACCCTGTCGCAGTCTTCGATGCTGATGCAATCAAGAATCTGCCGGAGAAAGACGCAATCGGCAAATCGCTGTACGTCAAAAGCGGTCAGAAAACGACAGAAGCAATGTCTTATGTCACATGGGACAGTGCGCCGCAGTCGAAGAAAGACGAAATCGAATGGTTGCAGAATCAGATTTTGACAAATAGCTTCACACCGCACATCACGCTTGACACGCTGAAATCGCTGTCAACGCTGTCTGCAAAAGCACTTCGCACTGTGATGATGCTTGCAGACATCAAAGCGGCAAAACGCAAGGAGAAGCACGATGAATTGCTTGACCGCACAGCTTCACTTGTGCTTGCTATCATCGGCAACGTGCTTGACGTATCACTGAAGTCGCAGTGCGAAGCAGCAAGCATCGGTCACGAGTTTCAGGAGCCGTTCGGCGAAGACGTATCTGATGACCTGAACGACATCACGAAAGCACTTGACGCAGGCATTCTTTCAACAGAATCAGCCGTTGAACTGAACCCGCTTGTGAAAGACGTGATTCGCGAAATGGAGCGTCTGAAGCAAGAACAGGAAGAACGACAGCAACAGCAGATGTCAATCTTCGGTGACGCAGCCGGTGCAGGGCCGCAGTCGTTCACAGACGGCAATGATGATGAAGACGAAGAAGAACCTGAAGACGGTGACGAAAAGACCGCCGGCAAAGAAGACGGTGATGGCAAGTCGAAGTCTGAAGATGATGACAAAGACAAGAAAAAGAAGAAGTCAGACAAGAAATGAAGTCTGTCATTTCTAAACATATCAAAGTGACGGAATCAAGCGAAGTCACGACAATTCGAGTCTTCGGTGTGCCTGTCTTTCGCAGCGTTTATGTCTGTGCTAAAGACAGCGCACGCCGTGCTGTCGGCTTCACATCATACGCATCTGATGCGCCGGTCGAAGACGGCGATGACGCAGACGATGAAGATGATGACGATGAACAGTTCATAATTCTACCCTATGGCAAAGATTAAACGATATGAATATGATGGCAATGTTAGCTATGTCTTTCGTTGCCCAGGTTGTAAGAAGTTGCATATTTTCGTAACGAAGTCAAAGAACGGTCAATGTCCGACTTGGCAATTTAACGGAAATGAAGATGCACCAACTTTTTCACCCTCACTGTTGAACACAGACAACAAATCAGAACGCTGTCATCTGTTTGTGCGTGATGGCAAGATTGAATATCTGTCAGACTGTACGCATCATTTAGCAGGTCAGACAGTCGAAATGGAATAATCGCGTTAACTATGGCAAAGAAGCAGACTGACACAAAGTCGCAGCAGACGCTTGCACGCATCAAACGCACAGAAGCGTATGCAGAACGCATTCGCACGCTGTTTGCAGCGACTGTGAACGAAATTCTTGCGCTGAATAAGAAGATGCCGACACTCGAACCGGGCGAAATGTTCAGCTTCGATGCTCAAAGTCTGAAGATGCAGAAAGAAGTCGAACGTCTGTTGCGACAACTTCACAGCATCGCGACCATGGCGATTCAGAACGGCGTGCGTCTTGAATGGTCGCAAGCGAACGCGGAGTGTGACAAGTTGGTGCAGTCGTGCTTCGGCAAGAAAGCACTTGAAACGCCCGAATTTACAGCATGGACTCAGCGCAATGAATCAGCAATGGCAGCTTTTATGTCGCGCAGTGAACGCGGTCTGAATCTGTCACAGCGCGTGTGGAAGTCATGCCGGCAACTTCGCGATGAAATGGAAGTCGCTATCACTGTCGCTGTCGGTGACGGTACTTCAGCGGCTACAATGTCGCGCAGCGTGCGCAAGTATCTGAATGACCCTGACCTGATGTTTCGCCGCTTCAGATATAAAATCGGCGAAGAAATTCAGTATGACGATGACGGCAACGAAGTCGGCAAGAAAATCATTTGGGGCAAGAAGTGGAAAAAGAAGATCCGCAAGCCTGACGGCACTGTCGGTTGGATAGACTACGACAAAGACAGCTATCAAGATGAATGGACGGGTCCCGGTTATTACAAGTCTTCAGCGCAGAACGCGATGCGTGTTGCACGTACTGAAACGAACATCGCGTACAGACGTGCAGACAATGCGCGTTGGCAGCAAATGGACTTTGTTCTCGGTCAGCGCGTGCAGCTTTCACACAATCACCCGAAGAAAGACATCTGTGACAAGTTAGCCGGTGATTATCCCCCTGATTTTGTCTTCGATGGTTGGCACCCGCAATGCTTCTGTTTCGTCACGCCCATACTCATGGACGAAGACGAAATCTTGAAGATGAATGAAGCGATGCTGAAAGGTGAAAAGTACACGCCCAAAGGAAGACGCATCACGCAATATCCTGAAAACTTCAAGCAGTGGGTGTCTGACAACAAAGACAAGATTCTTGCATCGCACGACAACGGCACAGACCCGTATTTCGTGCGCAACAACTTCGCCGCAGTTCAAGACATTATGAACCCGAAGAAGCAGTTGACACCGCTTGAAATCGCTGAACAGCGTCACGCGAACCGCACGCCGGAGCAAGAAGAAGCTATTCGTCTGAAGTGGCAAGAACGTCAAGAACGCATCGAAGCGGAGAAGAAAGCCGCCGAAGCTGAACGTCTTCGCGTGCAGCGCATCAATAACACAGCGTCAAACGTGCTTAAAGTCGCGAACACACGCTTCGCAGACTTCGGACTTGATACTGTTGCACTCGAAGCAGCAGTGAAGTCAGGTGACACCGCAAGCATCACCGCCGAAACACGTGCGCTTGCACAGCTTATGTCGAAGAAGCAGAAGCAGCTTAAACAGACAGCAAGCAATGTTATCAACGTTGCATCGAAGTATAAAGACATCGGTGCAGATGCTGATGCTGTCACTTCATTGTCTGACTTGCTGAAGACCGGCAATGTGTCTGCAATCAACGCACAGACACGCGCACTTGCGCAGCAGGTTGTCGCAATCAAGAAGCAACTTCAGACAATGTCTTCAATCATACCTGACGCGCAGCAGTGGTCAGACCAATTCACAGTCACAGAACTTCAGGCGGCGCACGATGCAATTCAGACAAAACTTTCATCATTGGCATCACTCCCGCTTGACAAGCAGGTCAAGAAACTTGAAGATGAAATCAAGTACGTTGCAGACCCGACTTATCTGAAACCGCACAAGATTCATTCAACGTGGAAAGTCGCGCAATCTGCCTATATGCAAGAATTGGCGAAAGTCAAGCATCAGAAGAAAGTCAACGAACTGACTGCAAAACTGACTGTGCTGAAAACGTATCTTGCAGCACACCCGAAAGCAACAAAACTTGCTTCGCTTATCGGGCAAGCAGAAACAAGTCTTGTCGGCGATAACTTGTTGAATGCCGAAACATACATTATCGAAGCTGAAAAGAAGAAAGCATCGCTTGAAGCAGCACAGGCACGTCGTGATGCGAAGAAAGGCAAAGGTGCAACTAATCTCGGTCAGATAGACTTCGATGATGATACACGAACACAGAAACGAAAAGACGATGCGAAATGGTTCAAGAACGACAGTGACGCAAATGACTTTTACTTTGATGAAACGAACACAAAAGAACAGTGGCTTGCGGCTTCAACGGCAGAAAAGAAAGCGTTGCATCAGTACACCGCCGGCAGTTCATACATAACAGAACCGCTTCGCGCTATCAAAGGTTATTATCATTACTATACATCACGAATGTCGGAAAGTGAAAAAGATGTTGAAGAAATGACAAACATTATATCACGATGCTATTGCACGCACGACATTTGGATAAAGCGCGATGAAGGTGCTTGGTGTACTGAATACCGTTGGGGTATTCCTGATTTATCAGCATACGAAAGCAATCCGTCAGCACTTGTCGGTCGTATCGGTGTCGATGAAAGTTTCATGTCATGCGGCAACAATAAAAGCACGTACTTCGGTTCAAAACCTGTTATTCTGAACATCTATTGTCCGAAGCAAACACGCTTGATATACGCAGAACCGTTTTCTGAATTTGGAAAGTATCACGATGACGGAACATATAAGCCTGGCAAGCATTGGAACGGTTCCTCGAAGCCAAAAGCAACAGGTGAAAATGAAATCATTCTGCAACGCGGTACGCGCTTACGCATAACAAAAGCTGAATTTACAGGAAGTCAGTGGTACATCGACTGTGAAGTTCTTTCGCAATATCCTCGACCGATTGAAAGTTTTGAAGTCGGTTCAGGCGGTTTCTATTGCAAGTTCAAATAAAAAAAGAAAGCTGTGTCGCGTGAACGATGCAGCTTTCTTTGTAATCTGATTGCAGCAGACTATCAGTCATAATATCGTTTGTACCATGTCTTGAACGCATCGACATCAATGCGGTCGTTGTACTGATTGAAGCGATTGAACAGAAGTGCTTTCAATGTAACCGGCACATCATCTGTTTCGCTGAATGAAGTCAGACCGAATGTGATATATTCGTCAAGCAGCGCATCGAAGTCGCTGTCTTCAGAAAGCATTCTGTCAACCCACATTTTTTCAATCTTGAACAGCATCTGAATGTCTTTGTCTTTGCTGTTGCAATCTTTTTCGCCGTGATAGTACCGGCAGAACTTCAGCAGGTCTTCTTGTTTCATATTGTTCGATATTTTTCGTAAAACTGATTGACGATGATGCGCATTTCATCAGGAAGATACGACATCGCAGAATTGGCAATGTCTGTCGGAATGTTCCACACAGCTTCAGCCATTGAACCGACAATCGCAGCAAGCGTGTCGCTGTCACCGCCATACGCGACAGCAGCACGTATCGCGTCTTCAAAGCTGTGCGAATTGTCAACGATGTAGAATGCGAGTGGCACGCACCCCTGACACGTCACATCGAAGACACCGCGACTTGGCAGATGCTCGCACCAATCTTCGCCGTAATATGTCGAAATGACTGTTTCAGCATCGACAAACGCCGGCAGCGTGCGCCCCATGCTGTCGCTCAATGCGCGAATGACAAGCGAAGTCGCGACAGCACCGATGATTCCTTCAGGGTGATTGTGCGTGCAGGATGCTGATGCAATCGCAAGACGTATCGCTTCAGCATCAGATTCAGCAGCGAACGCGCACGGAGAAACGCGCATCGCAGCACCGTTCCCGAAGCTGTTATACGGCTGTGGATTCGCGCTGTTCAGCCATGCACCGAAAGAACCGCCGTATGCTCCTTTCGGATTAGGGTATTTGTGACACCATTCACGCAGCTTGTCTTCAAAAGATGCACCGTGCAGAATAGCATCAGCAACTGCAACCGTGCAAATCGTGTCATCTGTGAAGTCACAGTCTTTCGTAAACAGTGAAAAATGTCTGTTGTTGGTGTTGTTGAACTCGAAGCGAGAACCGACAATATCACCGATGATTGCTCCTAACATAGTCAATTATTCAAAAGATTCGTGCGATTTAGTCTGTCGTTTAGTCTGAAGTAAACCGATGTGAATTGCGCATCGGCTGTTTTCGTAATTGTCTTTGCCTCGCAGGGCGTTCGTCAGTGATTTGTACTTGATACCGACAACGTCTTCAGACAGCCGGTCGTATATCGCTTTAATGCTACCGAAGTACATATCACTTTCACCGTCAAGCGGTGACTTCAGGTGCAGATGCACGATTTTCTGATTTGTTTTCATGTGTCATTTACATTGCGTTGAAATTTAATGCAAAGATACGGATTTTCCCGCGATTTGGCGCACTTTCGCCCGATGAATGAACGTTTTATCGTGTCAGTGCGTCAAGTCGCGAGAAACGTCACTTTACAGCTTCTGTGATATGAAATTCTTCGCAGCTTCTTCAAGCAGTTCGCGGTCGATGCGTATCTGTGCAGCTTCCCAATCTTCAACGTGCTTGCCGCAGTTCGTGATGACGTTGCGCAGCTTCAGTTCTGTGCCCTCGCCGCTTACGCAGCATTCAATGTCATCAGACAGTGTCACCTGTTCGTTCTGACTGTAATCAGGCAGATAGTCTTCGATGAACGTCTGTGTGTCTTCGATGACGTGCAGTTCTTCTTCAGCGAAGATGTTGTTGTCGGCATCTATCGCGACAAAGATGCGCCCGAAGTCTTTCGCTTCAAACGTGCGGTCATAGATTGATATAACTTCGCCGGTCTTCAGTATGATTGCTTTTTTCATGGTTCAGTCTAATTGAGAGTTATTGATGATAACAGCATCGCCAACGATGAAGTCATTCGGGAATATAGCGCGAAAGCTGTGCGCGATGACAGATGCTTCGGCGTTCATTTCAAGATGATACAGCTTGCCGTTTTCGTTCACGACCATGCACTGTTCTTCATTCAGGTTGATGACTTGGATATAACCGCCGACAAGTTCTTGCAGTTCTTCAAGATTGAACTTGGTGCCGACTTGCGGTGTGATGACGTGCTTCGAGCCGTCAGTCTTCAAGATAAAGTTTTCTTTCATTGCGTTGATATGGGTTTAGTGTTGCTTTTGAAGTGGTTCGCACAGAGCGATGCGATATGAATTGCGGCGCAGAAGTTCAAGATGCTTGGTGATGTTGTCTTTGTGCAGCTTGCAGAACAGTCTGTCACTGACTACAAGACGCGACAGCACGACATAACACTTGTCTGCAACAATTTCAGCGTCTTTGTCGAACGTGATGTAACTGTCGTTGTATGCGAACAGCAGCAGCGCATCTTTGTGCTGTGCTTTCATAGCATCGAACTTTTCAATTACTTCAGATATATTCGTGAATGTCATTGTGGTTGATTTTAATCGCACCTGCCGCGATTGACATGTGCGCGTGATGATTTAGTCGTTCAGGTGAAATTGTTCGTCAAGGAAGCGCACCATTGCGCGATTCTGTGGAAGCAGTGCCGGCATATCCATGCTGTCGGCTTTATACAGGTCGGTCGCGCTGTTATACAAGTCCCATGCGCTGATGCTGCCGCCGGCTTGCTGTGACTTCAGCATCAGACTTTCAGTGAATGAAGAAATCTGTGCCTGGTTCAGCGGATATACGTGTGGATCTTTCAGCGATGCGATGCTTGTGTCATGCTTCACGCGAATCGCGGTCAGCATTCCGATGATAAGCAGCATCTGTTGAACGCCGACTTCGATTGACTTCATGCGTTCAATCTTTTCGCGCTCGGTGACGATGATGTGACGTGCGTCTGTCAGCCATGACTTCACAGTGTCGATGACTTGCGGAATCGTGATTGATTCGCCGCGACCGTTGCCGCGTTCGCCGTATGTCGCGATGTACTTATCAGCGCACAGCATCGTCTGATTGTGGCAAATCTTGACCATGTTGCCGAAGCCGACTTGCACGCCCTTCTGATGAAAAGCGACTGCAAGATTCGTGGTCTTCTCGTCATCATCGAAGTCAGTGATGCGAATGTTGGCGAAGACGCGGCGCAGAATGTGTGCTTCAATAGCACGTTCGCCGTACTGTGCTTCAACTTGCGGAAGCAGCACAACACCGGGCGTGTTGCGGTCTTTGTTCTGTGCGGCAAACAGGTCGTACACTTCGACATTGTAGCCCTGTGCTTCGCACGCTTCCATGAGCGTCTGAAGCAGTTGGAAGTGATAGATGCCGCGAAGCGGGTTGCCGTACACGTCATTTTCTTTGTGCGTGCGCTGAAGCTGGTCGAGTGTCAGGGTCTGAACTTTTGCTTTATCGAAGTCGAACAGTTTGTTTTCGAGGGTGGTTTCAGTTATCATTGCGTTTGGTGTTTGTGACAGTGCGCTTATTGATGCGCACTGTCGGGTTAATGTTTCTGTTTACTTGTTGATGCACATTGCGAGTGCTTCAGCGCGGTCGCAAGCGACATGTGCAGTGGTTTCGGTGATTGTCTTCGCTTCGAGCTTCTTGCCGATGACGAAGAAGAAGTATTTGAGGTATGCGACAACACCGAATTTCTCGATGTATTCAGCACCGGTTTCAGAGAGAAGTGCTGTGATGTTTTCGTTGTTCATGTCGATGATGATTTAGAAATTTGCTTTTAACTTCAGTTGCTTCAGAACTTCTTTCAGTTCGCTGTCTGTGTATCGTTCTGCAATTTCGCGTGATATGCAGTTGTGGTTCATCGCGATTTTGATAGCAGCTTCGCGTGATACTTTCGGTGTTTGTCTTCTTATTATCATTGCGTTGACGATTTGAATTTGTTACTTAACTATTTTGCAGAACCCTTCATGTATCGCATCGTAAGCGGGGCGTGTCTTGAAACCTTTGAAATGACCATTTTCATAGCAGAGTAAACCTTGCTTGTCTTCGGGATAGTGAACCGGCTTGACTGTCTTTGCATAGACTTGACGCTTGTCGTATCCGCATTCAGTGTGAATAATTTCAGCGCGAACAGGCTTGTTGTAAAGTGGGTGTTTTTCACCGACTGAAAAAATGACTGTTGTTATCATTGCGTTGATTATTTGAGTGGGGCGGCGTTGCACCGCCCCGTGATTATTTAGATTGCGTAATTGAATTGACCGATGTTCCAACGTGCGATGCAGCGACCGTCTTCGTTTCTGATGAGCTGGTCAACATCAATCTTCGGTTCACTGAAGACGTGTGATGCAGAAGCGATGAATGTTTTGCCGTCTTTTTCAATTTCGACAGCGATGATGTCGTTCGGCTTGATGCAACCGCAGTATACATCGCTTCTTGTGATTTTGATGCTGTCAGCACCCTTTTCAATCAGTCTGTCGATTATCTGTTTGAATGTTTTAGTCTTCATTGCGTTTTAGTTTTGGTGTTTGTTAAACATCTTGTTTGATGATGCAAAGTTATAGCCTATTTCCCGAATAGGCAAGGAATACAGCAAAAATTTTTCGGAAAAATCCAAGAAAAATTTTGGTTCAGTAGGTAACGTCTGTGGTTTAGTGACTTCTGTGAAGTAAAAATTTTCAAGAAAATGGTGTTTTATAAACAGTATATCCGATTTTTTCTGTACCTTTGCGGTACAGACAACTGTCAATCACAAATATCATTGCAATGAATAGTAAACTTTTTGAAGTCTTAAAGACGAAATGCAAGTCATTCGGTCTGACGAAGAAAGCACTTGAAGAACTGACAGAACTCGGTTCTTCAGAACTAACAGACGAGTCAACTGACGAAGAAATTGCCGCCAAAGCGGATTTGCTTGTTCTCTATGCAAAGGCGATGCAGGGGGAAATCACAAGAAAGACGCGCAAGCCATCTGCCAAGAAGCCATCTGAAGACGAGGGTGACGGAGAGGACGAAAGCGACACTGATGCGCCCGCTTGGTTCAAGCAGTATCAGCAGAGCAATGATGCACGCATCGCGGCTCTCGAACAGGAGAACAGCACGCTGAAAGCCGAAAAGGCTGCAACCGAACGCGCAACAACTATCGCCGACAAGGCAAAGAAGCTCGGTATTCCGGAATTTATGGAGAAGCATCTTCACATCGCAGACGATGCCGATATTGACGCAGAACTGACGAACTTCAAGCAAGAACTTGTCAACAATTCTCTCATGCCCAAGGGTCAGGCGCATGAAGCCGGTAAGGTTGACCTCACGCAAGCGAAAGAAGACGCGAAGACGTGGGCTGCCGGTCTTCCCGACTAACAGACAGACCTGAAGTTTCACAAAACAACAAATCACAGAAATGGCTATCACATTTGAAAAGCAGTCTTTCGGTGGACGCTTCCCCGAAATTTGGCGTGGCGAATGTAAGATGCTGCCGGGCGGTTTCAAACCAACACAGGAGTTTGCTGTCGGCACTGTTGTTCGCCGTGCGACCCCTGTCTTTGTCAACTTCGATGACATGAGCGCGACCGTTGCAAAGGTTGCATCTGTGCTTGACGGCGGCTCGACTACGAAAGTGCGCGTGCCTAAAGGTCACTACTTCACAAAGGGTGACAGCGTGTTCAAGCACGGTGACGCAGCACCCGAACTTGTCACTGTCAACGATGTTGACCGCACGAACAGCGCGTATGACGTTCTGACACTTTCCAAAGGTATCACCGGCATCAAGAAAGATGACGTGCTTATCGAGGGCAAGACTGTCGGCGAGGGCGAAAACGCAAAAGTCGAAGCGGCTTGTGTTCCGAACATGGTTGTCGGCGCAGACAAGCAGTTTGACGGCAAGGGTCTTCCCACACTTGACGCAGCATTTGAAGCTGTCGTATTGTTCCCATCGCTTCTGTTCCCCATTCTTCCCGAATGGCTTCAGGGCGTTGCACTGAAGAACAACCCAAACATCATTTTCATCAAACAGTAAAGCATTAAAACAATGGACCAGGTACTTTTCAGCTCTATCTATGGCGAACTGACACAGAGCGTGCAAATTCGCTTTGACGCGGCTTCAGAAGCACACAAGCGTCTTTTCGACACAGTGCTTTATGACCGCTTCCTTGATTGGGACTTGCCTACAATCAGTCTCGACTTCGAGGAAATCATCGGCAAGTATAACATCACGATTGCCGCCCCGACTATCGGTGAAGACGCGAAAGAGTCAATCATCGGTTCTGACGGTCTTCAGACAATGCGTGAGCGCATGGTAAATCATGCACTGACCCTGCCGATGACCATTCAGACGTATCGTAAAATTCTCGCGCTTCTTGACAGCAAGTCATTCCCTGACGCAGCGAAGAAGCAGCAGCTCATCAAACTGATGTGGGGTGACGTAACGTCCGTTGTCGCCGCAGTTCATGGCAAGCTCGATATGATTTTCTTACGCGCACTGTCGAACGGCGGTGTCTTCACTTTTGATGAAACTACGAACCCCGAAGGTGGTGTACGTGGC